TTCTGCGTGACGTACCAATGAACGGCGATTCGTCAGATGATTCCGGGGCCGGTAATGAAGTCTCAGGTAATTACTGCACTTGGAATCCACTGGACAAAGAAACTACAACTTTGTCTAACGGCAATTTAGACGCGGTAGTTTCACTTGGATCTGATCACGTCGTGCGTGGCACGTTTGCAGTCTCCTCAGGAAAATGGTATTGGGAAGTTAAAATAATTTCAGGTATATACGGAATGATCGGCATTTCAAATTCTGAAAAAAGGATCACTGAAGCAAATTACTCAAACAGTGAAGGCGGTCTTTTTATTTACGTGCAGACCGGAACTCTTTACGGATACTTGGGTGGTTCTTTTAGTGATTCTTCGTATGCATCGTCTCTATCTGCAGGCGATATAATCGGCGTTGCGCTTGATATGGACAATGGCAACTTGAAATTTTTTAAAAATGGAACCGACTTAGGAAATGCCAATTCGACAAGTTTGTCTGGCTTTACTGTTGCGCCTTCGTTGGGTGAAGGAGCAGGTGCAAATTTTTCAACTACGACAAATTTTGGCCAACGTGCCTTTGCGTATAGCGCCCCAAGTGGTTACAAAGCAATTTGCACAACAAACCTCCCCGACCCAACGATTACCGATGGTTCGACGGCATTTGATGTTGTTCTTTATAGCTCTGATGGAACTGCTAGAACTATCAGTGGTTTGAATATGAGCCCAGACCTTGTTTGGTCAAAGAGACGGAGTGACTCAGCCCGTCATGTCATGTCAGATTCAGTACGTGGTGTCAATAAGGAATTGTTCCCTAACCTGACTAGTTCTGAGCGTACTTCTACTAATGGACTAACTGCCTTTAATAGTGACGGTTACACTTTAGGTACTGATAGTGGTCAATACGGTTGGCAAGCTAATGGTCAGACGTTTGTGAATTGGGCATGGGACGCCGGATCATCAACGGTCAGCAACACTGACGGCAGCATCACTTCTAGTGTTAGAGCAAATCAAACTGCTGGGTTCTCGATTGTTACATTTACAGGTACAGGCTCAAGTGCGTCGGTTGGGCATGGGCTAAATACAGCGCCTTCTATGGTAATTGCAAAGAACAGAGACGCCTCTAATGATTGGCCTGTGTGGCACGCAAATACATCTGGTGCTACATACACTTTGTATCTTAATGGAACTGCAGCGGAAGGAGCAGCATCTGCAATTTGGCCTTCAGCGCCAACAAACAGTGTAGTTAATATCGGCAGTGGAGCTGTAATTAACGCAAGCGGTCAATCAACAGTTTTATACTGCATGTCACCTGTCGCAGGCTATAGCGCGTTTGGTTCGTACATGGGCAACGGTCTTGCTGATGGCCCCTTTATTCATTTAGGGTTTAGGCCAGCATGGATAATATGTAAAGCAATTGGTGAGAGTTCAGCGGCCGCTGCCTGGTTCATACGCGATTACAAGCGCCTTGGATTTAACCATCCGACCGACGCAAACAACAATCCTGAGCTAGAAGCAAATGCAAGTTCCGCTGAAAACAACAATGGCCCTATAGATATTCTTTCTAATGGATTCAAAATTAGATCAAATAACGCTGGTCATAATACAAATAATAAAAACTATATCTACGCTGCATTTGCTGAAAAATCGTTCCAAGCCAATGGCGGGCTTGCGCGTTAAGTATTAACACTAAATAATAATTAACAAGATATTGAATATAAATTCAATGGCATATTACTATAATGGCATAAAACTCCATTCAAATCGTTCTTTTAAGGACGCAGAGGGAAATACTTATGCCAAAAATTGGTTCACTACAACCACTGAGGAGCAGAGATCTGCTGTTGGTGTCACCTGGATTGATGATCCTGTCCAAGAATATTATGATCAAAGATTTTATTGGGGCCCAAATCATGCAAAAGATCTTACAGAATTAAAGACCAAGTGGGTAAAAGACGCTAAAGATAATGCAGGAAGACTTTTAGCAGAAACTGATTGGTATATTGTAAGAGAGGCAGAAACATCTACTGCTGTTCCCACTGATGTTACTACTCGTCGCGCAGAAATTCGCACTCTTTGTAATAGAAAAGAAATTGAAATAAATGCAACGAGCACTACTTATGATCTTGCTGCATATGTTACCAGCTCTGATTATATTTCTTGGTGAATATCAAAATAATATATAATAATCATGGATCTATGACACCCCACAAAGTGTCCACAGACCGTCTAGGAGACCCCTGGACGGTCTTATAGTAGGTGCAACAATGCAAAGGAGGTATGACTGCCACACACAAACTAATCTTTGTTGCATCATTTTTTTGTTTGATGAACTGGGGAGTTCGTGTAACTTCTCTGCTACTTGACAAATTCTAAAAACCCTGTAAAATAACTCTGTGGAGGTTAATCAAGGTATGAAAGCTGAGTTTCTCTGTGTAAAACCTAGGTCTTCTAAGGCTAAGAATCGTTTTGCCAATCTAATGGATAATTTACATTCTTGCCGTATTGAAAAGCGTCAAGATGGTAAAGTATTCCTTGCATCAATTTCTGGTCGTTACTTTTTCTGGATTAATGAGTCAGCTGATGATCACTGGGAGGTAATCTAATGATTGGTTTAATGTCTTTACTTTTTGCAATGTCTTTTAATAAAGTAAATTATTCTTCTATGTCATGCTCTGAAGCACATACTCTAATAAAGAATGTGTATAGATACAATGAACAATCTGAGTATATCACAAAGGAAGAAACTGATGAGATTGTAGAAGTAATTAAGGAATCAACACCGGAGTGTTTTTAATGAGGGATCAGAATCACATCGAAGATAACGAAAGTAAACAAGATAAGTGGAATCGTGGTCTTGACATTTTCATTGAATCTGTTATTAAACCAGATCCCTCACTTCGACAATGTGCTCACAATCAACGTTGTTATCATGAATTGATGGATGTTCGTCAAGATGTTCTTAAATATCTTAAGTCAAAGAGATGGCATTAAAAGATCCCACTGTTCCCATAATCATGTTTATTGGTGTTATCTTTGCCACTCTGTGTATTATCGTGGCAGGATACATACATGGAAACATGCACCTTCTCACTACACTTAAAAATGCTGCCTCTTCTTAACTTTTTCTTTGCTGCATTATTATGGGTCCAGGTTCCACAATGGTCTGATGATTGGAGTAACTGCGCCGTAGATGTTCCTGATACATCTTGCCACTGGTATGTTGCAAATGCTGACAATACTTTCGGTGATGGATTTGATTGGGAGACAGCACCATGGTATAGTATAGAAGGTTTGCAAGACATTGCTGACTTACATGATCAGGTACTTGCAGACGGAAATACATACACTGTAGAGTCACTCCAAAAATGAATCATCACTGCAAGAAGTAGATCATCTGCGACTGGTACAGAAACTACAAGATTATCGTGTTCGTTTAACTTGACAAAACTATGAAGACTACATTGACAGTGAGTGATGATGGTGTCTTGACCTTTTCCCCAGAACTATTAGAAGAGACTGGATGGAAAGAAGGTGATGTGTTAGAATGGGTAGATAACAAAGATGGTTCTTTTTCAATGGTGAAACGTGATGATGCAAACTTATTGTAGATATACAAATGAGAAAAGCATGGAGGTCAAATGAGTGATAACACGCACTGGATTTGTAGTAAATGTGGTGGCAAAGGATGTGAAAACTGTAATTATACAGGTTGGGAACCTAAAAAATGATTAGATCCAGTATTCTTGACCCTGAATATAATATTTTATTTCCATATCAAACCTTTCCGTGGCGATTGGAGGTGAATAAAGATTGTCATAACGTGAAAGGTATTGCCCTGACAGTGTGCCACTTTGAGTGTGAGGAACACTTGCAAAAATACTTAGATAGATATAAACTGAAGCCAAAAGATTACGAGGTATTAAATCGTGATGGTGAATCCCTTAAGTCCAGTAAAAAACACAAGACAGACGTACAGAAAAGATCTAGAAGAAGTAATAACGGAAGTTCAGGTTCAGTTCGCAAAAGAAAATCCAGCGTGGATACCGTTAGAAACACTGCTAGCAATGCAAAAGGTACAAAGTGTCTAAAAAAATCGAAGACCCAAAGTTAAAACTTATACTTGCACATCAGCAAATAGAAAATCTGGTGTCATTGCTTGAGGATAATCCATACAAGTCATACATCTATCAACACTTAAATCCAATCAAGTACGAACTTTTACGTCAACTTACTAATTTAAATGTCACAGACTCTAATAAAAACAACTGAATATAACCCTAAACTTTCTGACTCTTTTGGTGGTACAATAGAGAAAAACATTCCCGAAAATGTGGAATGGATTGATGATGCTTTTTATGTAAAAAAGACACGATTTGGTCTATATACGTCTATCCTTAAGGAACCATTAGGTCAACATTTTATTACTGGTGCAACTGAAGATGGTGTTATTACAGTATCCAGATGGCATCTAATGTGTGTTCAAGAAGGCACTTTACAAGATTACACCCGTGTGGTAAACTCTGGAGTGGTTGGAGGAAAACTATGACCAAAAAACAAACAACCATTGGTAGTGATACTTGGGAGTGGGAAGAAACTGAAGAAGTTCGTAAAGCAGTAGCAAAACTGCACGAAACTAAGAAACAAAATGCAACCGAACGTCTTCATGAAGATATTCGTAAACTTGAACTTAAAGCCCCTGATTATGGAGTAGGTAAATGAAACTACTGACACTTGATGATTACATAAAAGCAGGAGAAGTATTCTTTCCCAAGTATTATTATGTAATGGGTGAGATGGGTGAAGATGCTAAACCAGAAGACGTTCTTAAAGTTATGGAAGCAGTCGGTGGTCTTGCACTTAAAATGCGTCTAGAAAATGATGATGAAGTTGGACCTTTTGGATTCAATAAGAAACCCAAAGAGGAATCTGATAAAGAAAATTGACATTCAGTATCTAATCCTATATACTATTCATACTTGATAAAGGTAAATGAACTATTCTATCACTCTGAAAACTTCTGAAGGGGAGCAAACTATTGAGTGCCCCGATGATTCTTATATTCTTGATGCTGCTGAAGAACAAGGAATTGATCTTCCATATTCTTGTCGTGCTGGAGCATGTTCATCCTGTGCAGCAAAAATTGAATCTGGTACAGTAGATCAGAGTGATCAATCTTTCTTGGATGACGATCAATTAGAGGCAGGATTTGCATTGATTTGTGTTGCATATCCCACCAGTGATTGTGTGATTAAAGCTGAAGTAGAAGACGAACTTTACTAAAATAAATATTACATACTGTCAACGTATGTAACATGGAGGATAAAAAAGTTTGCAAAAAAATTATCAAACGTGCAAAGAAACACCCTAACTGGTATACTCCAGAGGAAGTTTTGTACGCTAAAGCGATGAAGAAAGCAATCAAAAAAAGAAAAGAGGAGACACAAGATGTCTAACATTAGTGAAGCAACACAACATGATTGGGAAGACTTTTGGTATTCCCCTGAAAAGTTTGGTACATGGCATATCACTAATCTTGAAAAAGTGTGGAAGGAAATGGATCAAATAGAACCATTAACTTCTGTTATACAATCCCAAAGAAAAGATTAAATCTATAACTAATTGTGAAATGCTATGTTAGGATGTTCACACATTTAGGAGATTGTCTATGACTCTACCCAAAAATAAAAAACTTAAAAATGATCATATTGAGTCAATGAAAATTGCGGTAGAACAGTCAGATATTAGGGCAATTCATCCAGATAAAATGGAAGAATTTGCTGAATACCTTGTTCAACAGGCAAGGACACAAGAATAACTGGCACAGGGAGGATTGACATTCTCCCTTTTTTTGTATAAATTATTGATATTCGGAGATCACTAATGAAACTTTTTGCGGCACTTTTTCTAATCGGTGCTACTACTGCTCCTGCGTTTGCTGGTCATTATAGTTCTAATGGTGGATGGGCAGAGGAAAAAAAGTGCTATCGCACAGAATATAGTGAGGAATATGTACCAGGAACTTCTAAGTTTCCTGGTTATGTAAAAACCAATAGAAAAAAAGTTCGTATTCCTTGTAGGAATGGATATAATGTTCCTAACCATGCTCCTCATCCTAGACATGAAGAACAATATCCCAACATGGGTCATTATGATGACAATTCCTGTGCGGAAGGAACAATATCTGGTGGACTTTTGGGTGGTGCATTAGCTGGAGTTCTTTCTAAGAAAGAGAACTGGACATGGGCAATCCCCACGGGCATCGTTGGCGGTGCCATGGTAGGGTGCCAGGTGGACGGTGGTTGAAGTGTCCACTTTTGACACCATCCACTCCGATCTCCTGTATATTAAAAGAGTCAAAGGAAAACCACTCATGGCAACCCGCTCACGCATCGGCATCGAACTTAAAGACGGTTCAATTCTCTCTGCTTATCATCACTGGGATGGATATCCGCAGTGGTTGGGTCGCATCCTGAACACACATTACAACACCCGCGAACAAGCAGCAGACCTGATTGACGGTGGTGATATGTCTTGTGCATGGACAAATGAGCGTTGGACTGGTAAGAAGATCGCAGAATATGTGACTGAAAATGTTGAGGTTGAAGAATATGGTCCTCAATACTATTCACAACGTGGTGAGAATTGCCCTCCTCGTTATGATCAAACTCGCGAAGAGTTTTTGTCTGATGGTGAAGAGTTCTCTTACATCTTCACCAGTGCTGGTTGGGTATGCTATGATATGAATGCGTTCAGTGATAAAGAACCTGAACTCACTGAAATCCCTTCTGGAGCACTTGCAGTATGACTCAAAAACAAGCATTTATTCAAGCCCTTCAATTAGCAATCACCGCTCCTACAGATCAATTATCACAGGAGTGTGTTGATATGGCAGAATCAATCTCTGTTGGTTTAACAGATGAAGAGATTGAAGCATGTAAACTTATTGCATCCTCCGCGTTAGTATGAAAAACGAACTTGAAGCACAACAAATCGCCCAAGAGTTCTGGGCGATGGTTGAATCCGAAGCAGCAGAACTAGAGGTTACTGTTGATTACTATCTTGAAGAGTTCTTCTGTTCGTGATATAATCTATGAGTAATTCAATGGAGTCAATGACTAAGTTTTTCTACATTGTTGATCACTTTGTTCCCTTTCCTACAAGTGAATATGGTGGTGTTTGGAATGTAATTGCTGAAAGTGATGAGGAATGTTTTAATCTTATCACCGATAGTGATGATGGTTTCAATCAAAAATACTATGGAAATCTTCGTGAAAACATTCTGAAGTCGCGTACTTATGCACTTTCAGAAAATCTTGAGTCCCAAGTTGTTGAGGAATTTACGACATGATCGGAAAATTAGATGTTGAGGAAGATGTCATGGATGACAGTATTATTGCCAACAGAAAAGCAGCAGCAGTGATGAAAACTGTGTCAGGTAAATTATCTGATGTTATTGCTACTTTAGGGTGGGACTGCTATGATAATGTAGTAGTTGAAATTGGTGGAACTCAGGTTTCTGGTATTCATCAAGGTGAAAACTATAACAAAAAGTGGGCAGCTCCATATGGTACTCGTAAGTACAATAAAGATGCATTTATTGTCATTAAAAATCTTGATAGAAATCTCACTATTTCATCACAACCTTTTCCAGAAGGAGAATTCAAACCATGCCATCCATATGAGGTAAAAAGTGAAACCTGATATGATTATCTCTTGGAATAATCATCTTAAGAGAGGAAATGTATGGAGAGTTGAAGTAGAGCTCTCCATGCAAGACACACCAGGAGAAGAACCTTACACATACAATGTGGAGGTTTATGTAGTGGCAACTTCACAAGCACTTGCTCAATATATTGTTGCTACAATGTATCCAGATTATGAGTTGATTGCGGTTGATGATGAACCCACTAAAACTGCCCCCTGATTTTATTCATGAACCACCACAAGGATACCACTACGAAGTGGAACAATTTCGACGTAATGTTTTACGCATTTGCATTGTCAATGATGGTACTTTCTCCTATACTGATGTGGCACCTAAGTCCGTCTGGGGATTCTATGATGTTAAAAAGGGAAGGTATTCAGCGCCTATTAACTACTCCAAGCAAGGAGATCCAGTAGACATCAACAACACCCGTCCATATACTGCGATGCAGTTAAATCTCAATCCTTTGATGGCAGCATTTCAATGAGCTACACCCCTCAGGTCGATGATTATGTAAAGTGGAAAAACCATGAGGGATGGGTATATTTTAAGTGTGATCAATCTATTACTATTGAAATAGGTGTTAAAGATAAAGTATGTCCTCTTGGCACATATCACAAGAAAGATCATATTCTTTTAGTATGTGCAAATTATCAATGGGATGAACTAGAGTATCTAAAAAATAGAAGAGATGATTATATTGATGAATATAAATCACAAGAATATAGACACAAAGATCCCTAATTAAATGATCTATCGAGTAAATTATCTCAAACCTAAAAGAAAAGGTTATGCAAAACATACTGCAAATTTTCTTAAAATTGAAGACGCTGTATTTTGGGAGGAACATGTAAAGAATAATCTCAATGCAGTGGACACTCAGATTACTGTCCACTAATCTCCCACACATCACTAATTCCGTGTATATTAAAAGAGTCAAACAAATGAGTGACATGAGTTACACTTTTGAACAGTTCGAGCAAGACAAGCAAACACTTTTGAACTTGATTGCTGACTGTGAAGAACTTGAAAAGAGAGAAAACTCTGATGAGTATTTCATCACCTGCGACGAATTTGCACAAACTGAGTATACTATTTGATTAAATTATCTGATGACTAAAACAACTTTTACAATCAAAGATTCAAAAGCAGCACAACGTAGAGTTGACAATCTTTCAAAGAGTAGTATTGACTATGATCTTACTACTGATGAAGGTAGAAAACTTTTTGGTTACATGTACTTAAATTCTTATACACAGGAAACTATTCTTTCCCAAGCACAAGGATTAAATCGTGCTCAACGTCGTCAAAAAAACTGATTATCAAAATGAACTTTCCTACTTCTACTGTCAACGTCCTGCCACATCTTGAGGACCTTCGCAAAACTTGGCGAGAGCAAGATTTTCGATTCACTAAAGATCAACAAGAACAATATGACATGCTAATGCAAGCACGTCGAGAAAGAGTTGCTTTCTTTTATGAATCAAATCGAGTGCAAGTTGGCCCTAAAATTGTCAAAAAAGTAGAAGATAAATCAGTGGAGGAAGAATGATTACAAGTGATTGACAACCACTCTAAAAGTTGTTATACTTTTTATGCAGGTTAAGCAACGCTCAAATCTCAGGGTTTGTGTGAAGTAAGTGTCATCACTGCCAGCATTTTATTCACTTAGCAAAAAGGACAATTAAATGTCTCATTCTTTCATTTTCCCTGTCAAGCATGAGCCTAAAGTGCGCTCATTGAAAGACACGGTTGTAAATTATCAATATTCTTACGCACCAGAAGAGTTTCAACGCCCCGAAGCATGGGGCAAAGATGACCGCAAAGGTTATTTTCAGTCTCTCCTAATGAATCGACTGGAAGGAAACTTTGTCGTTGTAGATATTGAACTCGCTATCAAGAAACTAGAGAAACTTGCACCTACTGACCGTGCATATAAGTTCTTGGTAGAACTTTCCCATCAGGGTATTGAGTATATTCTTCTTGATGGAAATAACCGCTTCAAGTTCCTTACTGCTCTGATGAATGATGAGTATCAGATTCCCCGAGGAACTTACAATTATGTCATTGAAGATGACATTCTGACCCTTGTTGTTGGATCACACAACAACGTATTCTCCAAACTGCCTAAACTTGTGCAGAAGGTGATTCGTGACCGACAGCTGGTTATCAGTGAATATGTTCAGATCGATTATACTGGTCTGTCCGATGTGTTCACTAATGTGAACAGCGGAGTGCCCCTGAATCATCAGGAAAAGCGTAATGCAATGGACTCACAATGGGCTGGTTGGGTTCGCCAAATCCGCAAGGAGATTGCATCACTTTTGATCACAATGTTTGGACCTAACTATAAGTTCCGATTGAAAGGTGATGAGTGGATTGTTCAATCTCTGGATTTTGCAATCAACTGTACTGCTGATAACATCAAAGGTGTTGGTCAAGGTTCAATGAACCGTCTCTACAAGAGCGACATTACTGACATCGATCAGCAATCCTTCTTTGAAACTTTCATCGAACTCTCTGATTACATCAATACGATGATTGCCGATGATGATTTTACTTTCGGTGATAAGACCGATAAGGTAAAAGTCCTGTCTCGTGGTAGCACTGCCATGAATCTTTTCTGGATGATGACCAATGGAGTTGTAACCTATGAAGATGCCTGTGCTGCTGTAATTGCACACGAAAAAGCATACAAAGACTCTTCATTCATCAATGATGATGGTAACAACTATGTGTGGGCATGTGGTGGACTTGGTGCCAAAAACAATGAGATGAAAATGAAAATTCTTCCTGAAATTCTGGAAGAAGTTGGAGCCGCTGTTTACACTATCACAAAAGTTAATCCCTGATGTGCCAGTAATCTAACTGTCTACAACCCCTTGACTTTCGGGTCAGGGGGTTTTATATTATATTCATCAAACAAATACAAATGACTCTGACCCTTCGCCCTCATCAGGAACGCATCATTAAGCGTATGAGTGACTATAACAAAGGTCAGGTGATTGTTCCCACTGGTGGTGGTAAAACTCTGACGATGATTGTTGATACTCAGCGTCGTCATGATACTATTAACAACGGCACCACAACAGTTGTTGTAGCTCCCCGTATTCTGCTGGCAGAACAACTGTGCTCTGAGTTTCTGGAGATCATTGATACCTCTCACACGCATGTGATGCACGTTCATAGTGGTGAAACGCATCACTATAGCAACACCAAGCCCGTGAACATTCACGTCTTCGCTAATACTGCGCGGACCATGGGTGAGAATGTTATCATTTTCACCACTTACAATTCTCTCCATCGTATCATGGAGGCAGATATTGAGGTA